TAACGATTGATTTATCGTTTGGACCTGTCAAAAATGTTTTTAATGTTGTATCAATATTTGTTGCAGAAAATTGATAGTAACTGTTGATATCTGTTGATTCTGTAATGTTTTTTAAGGAATCCACTGTCATGCTGGATGTTGCTATTTTAAAATACCAATTTCCATCTTCCGCAGCTATAGGTTCTTTGATTATGGTATAGGTAGTGTTTGGTGAGCAAGGAACTATCATTGTTTTGAATCCTGCTGTTCGGGTTAGTTTCATTGTATTGGCTGATCCCGACAGATAAAAACTATTGGCCCACTCTCCATCAAACAGAGTGTCAGACCTTTTAGTGAAGAAACTTGTCTTGCTAGGTGTTACCGCTCTTGGAACAATATTACTGACGTTGACCGCTCCTTCGCCGACAACTGCCACGCTTCCTCCTGTCATCGCTTCTTTTACTTGTTGTGATAGCATTGTCATCGTAACTTGTTCGTTTCCGCCTTTGTCCATTTTTTTTATTTCAAGTTCATTATAGTTTCGAACAATTCCTTCTTCAATTTCATTCAATTTTTCAGTTGTCACAACTGCGCCAGCCTCAATATTCTGCGCCTCAGTTTTGCTCTCATCGTAATCATTCCAGTAATGTCTTTGATATGCCATTTATCCTTCACCTACCCTTTCTAATTCTTCAATTCTACTTTCCAAGTTTTTTATAGCTGAAAAAAGTAAATATATTAGTTTTGACTCTGAAACATTTCCTTCTAAATCTAAAACAGAACTATCTGCCACGAACTCTTCAGAAAGTAGTATTCCCAATCCATTATTTCCATTTGCCAAATAATCAAACGAAACTATATCGGTATTTTTGATAGCTTGTATTGCTAAATCGCCATCAAATATAACCGGATTGCTTATTTGATCCGCAGATAAATTCGAGATAATTTCGCTAGCGTTATGTAGAGAAACCATCCCGTCAGAAAATTTAACTTTATTTTCATCATCAATCTTAGATTCGATGAACTGTTCATCAAAGTTTATCTTTAGTCCATTTCCGTTAAATTCCCCTTTGAGTTTTTCAGCTTGAATATCAGCAATTTTTTCTCCCGAAATAGAGCTGTCATCGATTTCAGTGTTTGCATTTATTCTTACTTTTCTAGGATTTATTCGTAAAGGATTGTTGTCGGGATCTTTTTCTTCAGACAAATTAATCTGCTCAATGATTTTTTCTTTGTCGATCATTTCATTTTTAACACTTGCAACTTGAGCTGCTACAGCTTTGACCCCAGAATCAGCTTTACTCTTATATGCTGTTGTTGCGTTCGAAACTGCTTCTGCTTCTGCTGAACTAGTTGCACGCAACCCTCCGTTATAGGACAGCGTGTATTTCAAATTAGGTATCTTGTATTGATTGCCTTCGATATCTTCGACAATCATCCAGTCTCCTGCTTCTATCGAAGGGATACCACGCCATTCAATATTGAATGGATAATACTCGATCGAGCTAAGCAGCGAGAATATGTCTTGCAAATCAGCTTTACTAACAAATGGATTATCGATTTCTAATTGATTACCTGTGGTAGATCCAACTGTTATACTAGCCGAATCGCCCGCTGGGGAATTTGTCAATCCACTGATTTTATATTTCAAATCATTTTTGCTTAGGCCTTTCGAATAGTACAAATCTGTATTGATAATCTTCACAGTATCGCTACCACTCTTTAGTTGAAGTACATCATATTTAGAAAACTTGATGTATCCTGCTACGTACTGGGAAATATAACCCAACATTTGCCTAATGGTTAAGTCTGTTGGTATAGTTGTGATTTTTTTATCTGGCAGTTGTAAGAATGTTTCAACATCCATGGCAACACCTGCTTGATAGCACGCATCTGCGGCTACATCAAATAGCTTGGCTGGGAAAGTTACCGTTGGATTGTATGTGCCTTCCAGAAACAAAACTGAGTCCATACAATTTATAGTTGTTGTTTTTTCATTCTCGTCAACATCTACATGCTCGCTAACAAAAAAAGTGCCTAACCGAACGTACTCGATTGGGTTATCATAAAAAATCTTGTTCAGATAGCTGCCTATTCTCATTTTGTTAGTCTTATTCACATATTTTCTTGCTTCAGAACCTGTTTTTTGTTCCCGTTCAATACCCAACTCAACAATTACTTTGTCTAGTTCACTGATTCCGCGAACTATCTTGTCAAGCGTGATAGAAACATAATCAGAAAAAACAGACCCGATTTGATAACCAGGTCCGTTTATACTTCCAGATTCAAATTTTATATTGAAAATATCAGCTTCAGTAAATGACTGATCATTAATAGTGATCCGTGCATAAATTTTACGTTCGTTTTTCTCGAAAGCTTCATTGAATTTAATACTTGATTTCAACATATAATCACTCCTCAATAAAACTTAGGGTTAAACCTTCCCACTTCATAGCTTGAAACTTATCATTCCAAGAATATGAAGCGGCAGTCCTATCCCCTACGTAAAATCTTTTAGTTGTATTTCCGCCAACTTGCGGATCAGGATATGAAACCGAGAAAAAAGCAGCAGATACTTTTGATAGTATTTGTGATATTTCACTGTCAGATAGTGGTCCCCAAGCAATATCAAGCTTTACTTTCTCTGCGATTATATCTCTGATCATTTTCCCGCTGGCGTTTCTTCCAGTAGAATCAGCATCAATCGTTTGGATACTTGCTGAAAAAGTCTTGGGTGGCTTGACCACGCTCCCATTGATACTTAAGTTTGCCATCTTACCACCCTCCTATTTTCCGATTACTGGATTAACGCCAGTTTGTTTCTCAATTTTTTTTATTTCTTCTAGTACAACTGTGGCTAAGGTAGCACGATCAACTTTAAGATTGACTTCCGTTCTTGTAGGAGTTGGATTGTCGCCGCCTCCATTACCCGGACGATTCAACAACATCAATAGAATGCGATAAAGTTCATCCGTTCCCATTGATTGCGAAGGCGTGCTCTGGTTGTTGAAACTTGAAGACATGCTAGATACACTTGCCGGTTCTGTGAACATTTCTGGCAAAACAAGGCTTGAGTTGAACATATCAAGCCCAAGATACTCAACAGCTTGTTGAATCAGTTCAGCAGCACGTTGAGGTCTCTCAAGTGGAATGACCATCTCTTTCTTGTTGCCTTCTCCCATACGATATAAACCGTCTTGAGTAACTAAGCCACCGTTCTCATATCCAACACCTCGATAAGCTGCTGCCAATGATCCGTACCGACTTAATGCATATCTCATAGAAGCCAAAATATTCGACATTGGGTCCCAAATATTTTTGTTGTACGGGCTTCTTGCATATGCTCTAAAGGTTGGATCAATAACCTGCATCAAACCTTTTGAAGGTGTGCCATTTTTGGCGTTGATATCCCAATTGTTGATAGCGTTAGGGTTACCATTTGATTCAGTCTTCATTTGGTAAAGCGTGCGATTTGCATTGGCTAGTGAGTAAATTCCTAGTTTGTTCAATGCGCTATTGACAGTCGAACGCCATCTTTCTACTGATGAACCATACTTACCAGCAACTGCTGCACCTCCAGATGCACCAAACGAAGCATTCTTGTCAATGTCGCTTGCTCCGAGTGAGCCGTTGATATGCAAATGATCGTAATGGTCATTCTGCGGCCATCTTACCCAACTTCCGCTCGATCCAGTACCAGACATTCCTTTTCGGTCTCGAACTTTACCTTGAGTGATTACGTAAGCTACTTTTGAAGCAAAGTTATCAAACACCCAGTTCGCTGGAGCAAAGTATTTCGAAGATCCGTTCATACTTGCTGGATAGGCGACATCAATTGCTTGATGCTTTCCGTGGGAATGTGGATCACCTGGTCTAAAGCCAGAAGTGATTCTCATACCAGGATATCGATCGACAGTTTTTCTAGCGATATCATATAGGTATTTGTATACACCCCAACTCCCCATTGATCCATCAAACGAAATATTTTGTGCTTCATATCCTGCATTGAACTTCGATTTAAACCATTCATAAGAACCTTCTGCGATCGTACCAACGGAACCTTTCGCCATTGATAGAGCCGGTTCAACAGCACCTTTCAAGTTAACGAACTTAGAAATTGCAGCATTCAAAAGCTTCTTCGGATTTGATGCATAAGACCAAATATCCGATGCAATTTCTTTTGCACCATTCCATTTCTCTTTAAACCATTCACCTATACCATTTGCATAGGCTGGTACGCCATACATCGCAGCAGTCTTTGGACCACTTAAAACAGACGTTCCTTTTGGTAGATCGACCATTAGATTTCTTTGCGCCGGAAAGATACCAGTACGTCCATCTGGTGTCCGGTAAGCTTCCTGATAATTAGAACCTAGTCCGTCGTTGACCAGAGCCATGCCGCCTGGATGATACCCAGTACCTTTAGCATAAGTAGGAATTGTCCATTTTTTCAAAGCGCTACTTCCTGCACCAACTTTGTTTAGTACCCAGTTGATACCGCTGATTACACCGTTGACACCTTTTCCGATAACTCCGACCATTCCGTTGAAAATTTTTCCAGCGCCTTCTTTGACGGATTTGACACCATTGCTCAAACCTTTACCAATCTTGCTACCTAATCCGGTTGCCCAACCAGTGATTTTATCGAAAGCTTCAGAAGCATTTTTCTTCATTGTTTCAAAAGATCCGCCCATACTAGTCTTAAGATTAGAGAACGCTGTACTTGCTTTTGATTTTGCATTTCCTGCTGCTGTTGTAACTTTGTCTTGTATTTCATTCCATTTTTCAACGGTATTCTTTTTGACGTTACTCCATCGATCAGAAATGTTCGTTCTAAGTTCTTGTAAACGTTTGGATGCATTATCCTTAGCAGTTCTTGCTTTGTTTGATACATCTGTAGAAAAAGTGTCCCAAGTTTCTTTGGTATTCTTCTTGATGTCACTCCATCGTCCGCTAACATTCTTCCAAATATCAGAAGCTTTTTCCGAAACAGTTTTCTTGGCGTTGGCCCAAGTATCACTGGTCCATTTTTGAACATTTCCCCAAGTATCAGAAACAAATGTCATGATGCTGCCAAACTTGTCATCTATGACATCTTTAAGTTCACCAATCGCTTTTTTAGGATTCTTAACTGCGTTAGCAACTTTTTCTAACACGCCAGCAAGAATTTCTAACCCTTTTGTCAAGAGTTCAATTTGTCCAATAATCAGGAATTTAGCCACCTGAGCAAGAGGAACAATAACGACATCCCAGAACCATTTAAAGATTGGTTTGAAAATCTCAATCACTTGGTTCAGCACATCTAGAGCAGCTGATAGATAATCAAAATATTTGGGCACGTAGTCTTCAATGTAAAAACTTGCCAGTGGCAACAATACGTTTTTATACAACCACTCAAGCCCATCACCTACATTTTTCAAGATTGGACGAATCGATTTGAATAATTCATCTATAGCTTTGAGTAATGGTGTGAAATCAAGATTCTTCGCCCATTCTTCAGTCGCTTTGGTCATGCCGTTGATATTACCTAATAAATCATCTACTGCATCAAGGATTGTTCCGAAGATTGATTCTCCAACTTTTCCTTCTTTCCAAGCCTTTTTAAGTTGCTCAGCAATGTTGCCGATTGTGTTGAAGATATTCGTATAGATTTCAAGGATGTTCGCAGCTATACTTTCTCCACGACCATCGTTCCATGCATTACGAAAAGCAACAGCCACTTCATGAAGCAATTCAAGGATTCGGTTCCACATATCGAAAATGGATTGAATCAAGCGTGTTCCTCGTCCTTTGTCTTCCCAAGCTCGTTTGAAAGCACCAGCGATATCACCGATTATTCCGAGTACATCTGCCAAAAGAATAAGGATGTTCTCGATAAACTTTTGACCAGTTCCGTTTGTCCAAACTTCCATAAATGACTTGCCGATAGCAGAAGCTAGACCTATTACTTCACCTAATGCATACTTCCAAGCATCGATCACTCGTTGTCCTTGATTTTTCCATGCATCTTGGAAAGGTTTGAAGAAATCCTTCAAAATATTTTGAATATCCTTCATCCATTTGGGCGTAGAATAGTTACCAGTTGCAGACCCAAAATCAATACCAGGAGCAGGATCTTCTTTCTTTGCATCATCAGTATTCATCGTTAGCTTGTTGATTTGATCAAATCCCATTAACGATCGTTGCAGTTTTTTGACTTTCTCATTGGCCTTATTTGCAGAAGAACCAGTATCGTTCAGCGCTTGGATATTGTCATACAATCCACTAGCGCCTTGTTTTGCCGCGTCATAGGTTGTCCCGAATAACATTGCAATAAATGAAGCAAGCTGCCCCGTGAGTTGGGCCACTGTACTCATTAACGCATTCAACGCTGGTAAGATTGCCGTGTATATTGGATAGAATGCCGTCATAAGATTGACTTTAATCTGATTCAACGAGGCGCTGAATTGATCGTTCGTTTTCAATGCTGACATCATACCGCTAGCCATTTTGGTGATTGCGCCACCTAATAATTGATACACAACTAATGAAGGTAGCAAGTATTTCATTGACTGGCCAAAAGCGTTTGTGCTTCCAGTCATTCTGTTTGTTCCGGCCGTTACTTTATTGGAGTTACTAGAAAATAGACTTCCGAACTTTCCAATAAATCCAAGAGAGTTCCTTAAGCCATTTCCGACGCTCCCAAATCCATGAGAAACTGCATTGGACATGCGGTTGAATACACCGCCATATTTAGAAACAGCTCGCTCAGATTGTTTCAATCCTGTACCCGTCATACTAGCGCCGCTAGAGGCGTTACCCGTTTGGATGGATGATTGTCCTAATGCGGAGTTAACACGTTGTAGTGCCTTTCTCAGTGCGTCTGCGCGGTCTTCAGTTTGTGCGTATTCCTTTTGCAAACGATCATTATCACTTATAAGCTTATTCATCTTGATTGATTGTTTTTGAATCTCACCAGACGTTTTCAGTGATTGAGGAGTATCTTCATAATTCTTGAATCCAGATGTAAAGCTGCCTGTTGGCACACGTTGGTCGTTGTACTCCGCCTTCAACGTCCGAATTCGTTTTCGCATCGCTTCAATTTGGGCTTCGTTTTGGCTCATGCCTTTTGTTATATTTTCCAAGGAAGACGGAACAGCGTCTAATTCACGCTTAATTGTATTACCCATACCTTTTGCTTGATCTTGAAACTTAGTCATCTGTGCCTGCGCTCGAGCGATTTGTTCATCGTATTTAACGACTTTCCCTGTATCTCCTTGACTAGATGCCGTTTGCCTTTGCGATTTCAGATAAGCAACCTTTTCTTGTGCTGCTTTCGCTTGTCCCATCTTGGCGTTGATCTCATTCACCATCGCATCGATTTCCTTGGTCACTTTCGGACGAGCTTTACGTACACCTGTTGCAAAGTTATCACCAGCCGCTTCAGACGATTGCTTTGTTGATCGTTCGAAGTTTGATAACGTCTTTTCGAGTGCTTGATTCATTTTTTCTAATTGTTTCGTGAAATTGCTAGCGCCTTTTTCAATATCCATATTTTTCTCTGTGCGATCCATTGAGTTACCGGACATTTGTTGGATTCTACTCATTGCACCCTCAATTTTTGGCAATACACTCTCTAGGGATTGCTCAACTCGAGCAGTATTGATATCTAATAAGACTTCAAGTGTTTCTAATTCCATGCTTTCTCACCTACCTTTCTTCTATGAGTTTTCTTCTTTCTCTTGTTGCTTTGATAGCCTGAGCTTGGGCCAAGAAAATTTCTTGCTCACGCTGCATAGCTTCTTGCTTTGTTTCTTCTTCGGTCTTCGCTTCTTCAACCGCCTGTTCAATTTGTTTGAGAAAAGGATAAGCGTCTTCGAACCCAGGCATGTGTTTAGGGTCGTTAAAAGCATAGATTGATAATTTTTGCTGCGCATAATCAAAATATGCCCTCTCTCTCATTTCATTTTCTTTTATCCGCTTGTTGGCTTGAACTTGTATCATGATTTCCTCAAGTGTCATTCCCCAATACTCTGTAGAAGGGATTCCTGCTTCAACAGCTTGTGGGTACATGAATTCAAGCATTTCGGATAGATTATCGAAGTTTTTTACAGAAGACTGTCTTCGCTGTTCGTTTGATCCAAAGATTCCCCATCTGTCGCTTCGTTCGCCGTTTCTTTCTTTCCGAAAAAACCAGCTTCATCCAAGAAGTCGTTGATTTCACCAAATAGATCCATCGTTGTTTTTCCTGATTCAATGTATTGCTCGAACGCATCAACGATTGCTTTATCTGTCACGCCGCTTGTTTTATTGGCGCCTTGTAAGATAATCAATAAACTGTTGGCTGGTGGTAATTTGATTTCGCCTTGCTTTTTAACAAACAGTCCCATAATCCCTTCATCTAAGCGCTTTTCGATTGCTAAAATCGATTTACCGTCTAAACGAAGTTGTAAATTTAGCTCTCCTAATTGAAATGTTTTAGTGTTTGGCATTTGTACTACGTTGTTTTTTGACATGTATGTTTCCTCCTAATTTATAAAAATAGAGACTAAGGATTATCCCTCAGTCTCTGATTCGTTTACGTTATCTTCCTCAGTAATATTGAGGGTTGTTACGCCCCCGGCGCTGGTGCCGGAGTGATATCTGGACCGTCACTTACCACAATACCTACGTTAAATCCAATCGCTTGGTTAACTTCAGCTCCATCAAATTTGTAGTAAGGTTCGCCAGTGAATTCAGCTTTCAATCCGTCTGGATAAGTAATCGTCCAATCTACAGATTTTCCAGTTTCAACTAGCGCATGAATATCACGGAAGTTATCTCCTTGATATACAATTGCAAATTCCAAATTGTCAGTATCTTCGATACCTTTGATATAAGCTTTCTTTTCTGATCCCAAGTGTGTAACATCAACTTTTTCTGGGTCACTGCCCAACGCTGGGATAGATTTAACTCCTGCTACAGTTTTAGTTGTTGCACCATCTTTGTAGGTTAAGACAGTGCCCTTTGATAATAGTCCTGCAAAATCCATGTGTAATTCCTCCTATTTTTTGTAAACGTATTTCGTAACATTATCAACTACAGCTGTTACTTCAACGATGATTCGCTTCAAATCAGCCGTGTTAGCATCTTTAGCGGTACCAGAAAAACCAATAACACTGAATGTACTTAAAACACTTTCAGCAATACTGGTCTGGCTTTTGTCTCCGTATAATTCAACTGTGATCGTCCAATCTGTTTGTAACTCGTTGCCCAACGAATCAATCTGATATGGTTTGTTGGCCGTTCGATAGATAGCTAACGGGAAAGTATTCCATGTCGAAGGATAGTCCGTAGCAATCTTCTTGATAGCAGTAACGGATTGTAATACTTCAACAGTGACTGTCTTCATATTCACTCGTTCCATCACTTCAACTCCCTTAATTTGCGTTGTACATGTTCTTTGTAGATTTCAGGTGCTTCACCGATCAAATCTACTAAAGAAGGATACAAGAACGGTCGTGCTGGCTGTCCTTTGGTAATGTAGAAGTCTGTACCTTGAACAGTCACACGAGGAATACCGTATATAGCTTCCAAATCAACTGCAACATCTTTTGCTGGGATAAACCATGCTGTTTGCGAGTAAACTGGTGTAAATCCTTCTGGTAAGTCTTTTTGACTAGCTTCACCGACAGGACCAGTACCAACTTCACGAAATAGCGATTCTTGCTTGTCGGACCAGACACGTCCAACAATTTGGTTTTGTGCATTAATCACGACTTCGTTTTTCAAACTATCCAACAATTCACCACTAGAATATTTCATGCTAGACGACAATCGCAATTCGGCAGCTTGTTTGATCAACTCAGTGATTTCAAAAGTCGCATCCCACATCGCATCATCTAAGATTTGCGGTATTGCTTTGACTTTTCGCCGTAAACTTTCAAGGCCTTTGATTTCAACTCTCACGATTATCATTCCTTTCTAGCGTAATGTTCTTGTGCGTCGAAAATGTCTGGATAGATTTGATCGTGAAGTCTGGTTCCTCATCTTTACCAACGTAGACGCAAATGCCGTCTAATTCGTTTTGCGCTTCGTTTATTTTGTCGCCCTGGTATTTGCATGCTTTCATCGTTTCAAGCTTACTACCGTATATTTGTGCGTTTACCGTACCGCTTGCCGCTTGTACATTCATTCGCAACTCAATTGGATCATATGGGTAAGTGATTATTTCTTCTGCTTCTTCGTCAAGAGTGACTTTCCGCCTCTTTAGATAAACAGTTTGTAGGTTATTCTTCAGTAGGCGCATAGTAACTCACAACCTTTCCCTTTCGGAATCTGTTCAAGCCACGTTGAATAGAGACTGGAATATCGGTCAAGAAAGACTGCGATACGCCGCCTTCAGACCTTGAAGCTTCACCTTCAGCGCCCTGTTGGTTGTATGCGATTGTTGCAAGTTGTCTTGCATATACCCACATACTATCAATCATCGCTTCACGACCAGTATAATCAAGGACGAGTGCGACAGCGTCCTCGATCAATACTGTTGCTGAGATAGGAGATATCTCCAATTGCTCAGCTAGTACTGAAATAACTTCATCTCGTTTCTCGTCCATGATTTCACTCCTTATTCGCCAGTCCCACCAGCGATCGTAGTAGTCGGTGTCCATAATTTATGCTTGAATTGAACGATACGAACATTTTTAGATTCGTATACACGTTCCCAGTTACCGCCAGTAGCTAACTCAGTGTTTGTTGGAGAAGAGCCAGCGACAGATTTGCTAGTGAATTTAACTCCACGAGGATGCAATAAGAAATGTTGGCGGTTAACCAAGATATCATCGCCAGCTAATGCATCACGATCTGTTTCTGTTGGAACTGGAGCAGCGCCGTTACCTAAACCGATAGCCCCTTGGCCAAAGATGTAAGATGTGAACACTCCGCCAGAATTAGGCATACCATCATCAACGATCACGCGTTTACCCATGTAAGTTGGGATTTTCGTGTTGTTTGAATCTAGCAAGAACTCAATCAAGTTTTGTTTACGCAAGTTAGCATATACAGATGAATGAAC